GAATAACGTTTACTCTGCGACTCTTCGAACGGGTGATACCGCTGCCGACACATTAGTGTTAGGTGCTCGCGATGTTGATGGTGCGTCTTGGACTGACTTCATTACGATGACAGCGAATAACACGCCAACATGTTCGTTATCTGGCGACGTAACTGGTGTGACTCAGGCTGCAAGCGACAACTCTACAAAACTTGCGACAACTGCTTATGCGGATGCGGCAAGTGGCGCTCCGACTGATGCGACTTACATCACTCAAACGCCAAGCGCCGGTTTAAGTGCTGAGCAAGCTTTAAGTGTTCTAGCAACGGGCATCGTGAAAAACACGACAACAACGGGCGTTCTAAGCATTGCCGTTGAAGGTACAGACTACTACGGTCCAGGTGGAACGGATGTTGTTGTTGCTGATGGCGGTACTGGGCGGTCAACCGCTACTGCATACGGTGTTCTTTGTGGTGGCACAACTGCGACAGGTGCACACCAGTCTATTGCAAGCGTTGGAACAGCGGGGCAGGTGCTGACCAGTAATGGCGCGGCTGCTTTGCCAACCTTCCAGGCTGCTGGTGGTGGCGGAGGCGGTAAAGTACTACAGGTTGTCCAAGGCACCTTGACCACGGCAACAACAAGCACGAGCACGGGATATGCGGATACTGGGCTGACTGTAACAATAACGCCAAGCGCGACAACCTCTAAAATACTAGTTCTATCCAGTATGATGGTCGGGGTTGGCTCGTCAACAGTCTACGCAATCAAGGTCCGAATGCTGCGTGGTGGAACCCCACTGAACCTTGGGTCTAGCTCGGGAAGTAGAAACACAGTAACTGGTGGCGGTGGCGGTTATAACGCGCAAAACTCACACGCAACCTATACTGCGAACTACTTAGACAGCCCATCAACTACTAGCGCAACGACCTACAAGCTTCAGTTTGCAAGCACAGACGGGAATATTGTGAGCGTCAACAGGTCAACAAGCGATGGAAATAGCACAAGCTATAACCGAGGTTCTGGCTCAATTATTGTCATGGAGATAGGTGTTTAATATGTTAATTACAGCAATATTACAGTTTAAAGGGGTTAAGGGTTGGGTTTGTCATGAAGATGAGTACGACGCGCTCGTGTTTGATGACCCTGCTTTAAAGCCAACACCTGAAGAGTTGAAAGCTTGGGAGGTTGAGTTTGATGCCTTCTTGAAAAGCATGGAATATAAAGACCTTCGAAAAACTGAGATGCCACCAATCGAGGAGCAGCTTGATATGCTGTTCCACGACATGGAAAACGGCTCAACTGAGTGGCGAGATAAGATAAGGGCTGTCAAAGCCAAATATCCCAAACCTGTAAAATAGAGGGCACAGCATGGAAGCATGGGCACTAAGAGAGCAGATAGTTCGGCCGGCACTTAAAGATGCTGGCCTTTGGAGTGAGGCCGCGGAAGATTTAATGATGGGCACGGCTTATGCTGAAAGTGGTCTTCGGACCGTGAGGCAAGTGGGAGGAGGGCCCGCCTTGTCGTTCTTTCAGATTGAGCCGGCCACTTATTATGATGTGATTCGATACCTGATGTGGAACAAAGAGCTTATGGCTCTTATTCTAATTGCGTGCGAGATGAGCTCTTTCCCAAGGGTGGAAACGCTTGCCTGGGATATGCGACTTGCAACGCTAATCGCAAGAGTGAAATACTGGATGTCTCCAAGACCTTTGCCAAAAGCGGGCGATGTAGAGAATCTGGGGCTATACTGGAAAGAGATTTACAACACCAAGCTCGGTGCTGGCACGGTTGAGCACTTCAAATTACAATGGCATCACTTTGAGAGGGCAACACATGAGATTAAATGATATGGGAATGACAATTTTGATTGGCGCAATCCTTTTGGCATTAGGTATAGGCTTTGGTGCTAAGCACTTAGCAGGCCAGCCCGACTCTCCGGTCGAGGAATACTCGGAAGCGATTGCAGAAGATATGATTGAGCAGCTTTTTGGCCTTGAAGACGGGTCAATGAATGGTAAGATAGACATAAGCCCAGGCTCTCCTGAAGCTTAATCGATGAATATTATTGAGCCGCTTTTCGTCGCAAGACCATATCAGCGGCCAATTCTCAGAGAGTTCCTCGTGGAACATAAGGACCGGATGATTATCGTTGCGCACCGTCGCTTCGGTAAAGACACCATCTCATTCAACATGCTTTGGATGCGGGCCATTCAGCGTCCGGGACTCTACTTACATTTGCTCCCCAAGATTGGCCAGGCATCCACGGTTATCTGGCGTGGGCGCGGCAAGTCAGGCTCTACGTTCCTCGATTTTATTCCCAAGCAGCTGGTTAAAAGCATTAACAACTCGACCATGTCCATCACCCTGGTCAACGGCTCTATCATTAAGATTACTGGCGCAGATAACTATGAGGCCTTGATAGGCTCAAATCCTTTGGGTGTAGTTTTCTCTGAAATGCAGTCTACAAGCCCAGATGCGTGGCAGTTTTTGCGGCCAATCTTGGCGGAGAATGGCGGATGGGCTGTGTTTATTGGTACACCACGTGGCCACAATCATTTCTATGAGATGTTCCAGAAGAATATAGACAACCCCTCCTGGTCAACCCATTTACTGACGGCAGACGACACGTTTTATGAAGACGGTCGACACGTTATCTCAAAAGAGATGCTGCAAGAGGAGTTAGACTCCGGAATGCCCCAGTCTCTTTTCTTGCAAGAGTACTTTTGCAGTTGGGAGGCGGCTATTGAGGGCGCTTACTTCTCCGATGAGATGATAAAGTGTAAAGAATCTGGACGCATTTGTCGGTTTGATGTCTTACCTGAGCAGCCTGTCCATACGTCTTGGGATATAGGGGTCACCGACTCGACCAGTATTGGTTTATTTCAGAGGTTTCCTGATGGCTCGATACGATGCATTGACCACCTTGAAGGTACGGGCAAGGGCGCGGATGAGTGGGCGGTTGAGCTGCTTAATGCGCAACGAAGACTTGGCTTTAAGCGTTGGGGTAAACACTACCTGCCGCATGATGTCAGGGTGAAAGAGTGGGGGAGTGGCCGCACGCGCATTGAGATACTACGAAAAGCGGGCATTGTTCCGAGGATTGTGAGTAATCATAGGGTGATGGAGAGAATCCAAGCGATTCGAATGCTTCTAAAGACAACTTGGTTTCATGCGGACAGATGCCAGAAGCTGGTTAGGTCTCTTCAAGAGTATCATTCGACCTATACGCACACAGATGGCGCCTCCGGAAAGGGGTCAAAACCTAAGCCGGTCCACAACTGGGCGAGCCACAGTGTAGACCAGTTCGGTTATTTTGCGATGGGACACTTTGAGAGTGAGGACCAACAAAAGCTCGGACTTGCTAAGCGCTATGCATCGTTTACGCCTTAGCAGGAGCCTCTTCTTTAAGTTTCTTTGCTTTAACTTCGTCACCATGAAGGCAACCCATGACCTCGCGGTCTGCCTGGTCAGCTGGCATTAGGCAGTGCTGGCACACAAACAATGTGCAGGTCTGGCTCGTTGGCTTTACTTTCCACTCAGCTGGGATGAATGTGTGCTTACCCGCCTTGCATACTTTGCATGGGGTTATCTTATGCTCTACGTCTTGCTTCATCTACAATCTCCTTAATCGTCACTGGACTTACAAACCATCTCATCTTCCATCTCTTCAGGCGACATCTCTGTGCCGTACATCCCCTTGTGAACCGCATTGGCGATAAGAGGGCGCTGAATTGGATCAGTATAGTCCATCGGCACCTTTAAAACGTATTTAGCCTTAAAGCTATCACACGTCTTGCCGAGCACATAAGAGCGCCCCGGATGTTTCGAGACGACAACGTTAACACCAACGAAGTCTTTATCCTTTAAGCACTCTTTTACGAAGTCCGTAATCTCTGCGAGTGTAAGCAGTATCGATGTGTTGCTCATTATCTTCCTTAAAGCGATGAACCAAAATACTTGCGAGAGAACTCCATGATGCTGTCATTGATAGACCCAACGCCGCTCTCAAACCTAAACATCATCTTCTCATCTCTCTCTACGCGAATACATATACCTCTAGCAAAGTCAGGCATGCGAGGGTCATATGATACGAAGTCACACCACTCTCTATCTGTAACCCACATCTGAAACTGCATCTGGGCAACGTAATTAGGCGGAACGCTCGACGAGATATGAAGCAGATGGTTGTGTGTTGAGGGACATTTCACCTCGACCAGGCCATCTGTTGAACACAAACCATCAGGGGAGCACCCGGCATATTTCATATTATCGTGAAAAACAAACCCGACCTTTTGAACGTCCACGTTCAGCGCCTTTGAATACCACTCAAGCGCTTCATCTTCATAGTCGATGCCCCACTGCATTGCAGCGGACACCGGCGTTTCAGTTGTGGCCCCAATCAATCGCTCACCTAAAAGCTCAAGCATGTAGGTTCGTATCTTTGGTAGCGTGAGCAATCGGTGGGCGTTGCTTGCAGTTACAACGCCAGCTCTAAGCTTGTACCATTCAGGGCTACGCTGTTCGCAGTGTATAGCTCTCATTCTTCATTTTCCCTTTTTTTAAGTGCCGCATTTAACCGTCTGATAACAGATGAATATTGGTCAACCGTAATTTCAGATAAGGCTTTCAGGTTTAGGCCATTGGTCACAACCTCTGAGGTCAGGCCGGCCAGGTCGATAAGGCGCTCAAGCTCTTTCACTTGTGACGCAGCAATGAGTCTTGGCGCTTGACGGATAGCCTCTTGCGGCTTGCTTCCGCCGGAGCGACCATCGTCATCTTCTTGGGTAATGCCAAGCATGGCCGACAGTGCATAGCGACGAGCATAAGTCGCAACAGACCCCATGCACTGGGCAGAGTTCATACCCTTTCCTGCAAAGACCGGCATTGAGAGCTGAGTCTCTATCCACTCGCCGCTTTCGTGTGACAGCAGAGTGTGGACGCAACATCGGTCTTCGTTACCCTCTGGGTTCTCGACAGACTGGAATATTGCCAGCTTATTTCTGGACAGCAACGGCCTACACAAAGACAGGAGCTGGCCTAGGTCGGCATACTTGTAGCCGTAGCCTTCTTTATCTTTGCTGGTGTTCTCGACTTCGCCTAGAAATTGCGCCATGGCCACGCTAATCTCTTTGATTGATTCACTTCGTTTCATTTCTCGGTTTCCCCAGTGTTTTACCCTCTCTCTTACAATGTTGTCGCACAAGCATTTCAATAAAGGCCGCTGCAGATAGGCCGCTGGCCCTGGCGGTATCTTGTAAATATTCCTTTGCTTCAGGCGTTAATCTAATTGTAAGAGACTTTGATTTAAGTACAGCCATCTGTTCCTCGATGATTAATGTTTAATTATTGTATGTCATGTTGTCGTGCAAGTCAAGGTTGATTTCGTCTGACTCAAGCACGATCTTAATAAGTCGCCCATAAGCAGCCCCGACATATGGGTTGAGGTAGTTTCTTATTTTCCCTTTAATTGGGTTGAACGCCTCGCTTCCTTGCTCTAACAATTTCACGCAGTGCTCTTTCCTGTCTTTAGCTGTCGGCAGAAATATTTCTATCACATCGTTAAAGCCGTCTTCGCTGAAGCATTTTGCAAAGCACTCATAGACCCGGTGCTGTCTTTCCGCCTCTAGCTCTCTGTAATCCACGACAATAGGCTTGCCCCAACTGGACAGGAGCGCGCAGACTTTCAGGTTAAATAGCTTTTCATTTAGATACTCAATCATTCTTTAATGCTCCCTCATTGCGATTCTCATAAACTCAATAAATTGCGCGTACTGCTCTGCCACGCAATGTTTTAGGTAGTTAAAAAGGTCTTGCCTTAGTACGTCGGCCGCATCGTTCATGTCGTCCACACCGGTCTCAAACAGAACGCGAGACATAAGCTTAAGACCGCCGCACTCTACAATCGACTCAAGCCTGAACTCTTCTGACATGGCCTCGTAGTAGGCCTCAAAGATAACCATCTGCATGTTCATCTCTAAGTCCGCGTAGTCGGAATAAATAATCTCTTCTTTCAGGAAAAGGACGTCTTCCATCTGAGAGTTGAAGTGGCTCTCATTAAAATCTCTCTTATCCACGGCACACTCCTTGCTGGGGCTGATTACCTTTTTGGTCATCATGGTTTACTGCTCCTGACTTTCTCTCGAATGCAACATAAAGATACGCAAAAAGTATGGCTGAAAAGAGTGGCGTGATGATGCAGCAGGTCACGGTAAAAGCCATGAAGACCGCAAAAACTTTTGCGCCGGTCTTAAGTGAAGATGGCAAAGAGCCTTGCTTTACTCCCCACGCGTCTGTTTTATGATTGTTCATGTGAACTCCTATTAGCGATGGAACATAATTCAGACTGCAGGATACCACCGCATATACTGCATGTCAACGTGTGGTGCAAATAACTTTACTTGCAGGTGAGTGAGCGCCTGGCGGTGGGCGGGGTCTCTTCTGGTTTGCTGTCACCGACCCGACCAAATATATAGACGCGACCGTCTCCGCTCACATTGTAAGTGTGGTTGTTATGGTGATTGCCGTCTTCGTCGCCACGAATGTTCGCACTCTGCGTATTGTGCGTATTGTGCGCTAGGGGTTGTGGTTGTTCAGGCTGCTCTACTTCTGTGCAGCAGCACGAGAAGCATTTCTTTAAGAGGTTAAGGATAAGTTCGAATAAAAGCATGGGCGCCTCCAGATTCATTAAAGGAGTCGTTGCTATACTGCGCCGCAACTATTCTATTTTACCAGTGGTTGACTGGTTTTGGTGAATTTTTAGACATAAAAAACCCCGGATAAAATCCAGGGTTAAATGTTCGCAAGGCCCATCGCTAGAAAGTCCCGCTCTATAACCTTTCGGTTAGTTGAATTGCGAACAGGGTCATCTTACCCGTGCCGCCTTTTGAGTGCAACAGGGCCAGCTGCCACGCTCGACAATCTTATATAAATCGAGGGCGGGGAATCAATCCGCCCCCTAGCAGGAAAGCTCGTGAGAGGAATCACGAAGAGCCAACATAGCGCGCAGATTGTGTGTTGTGCAACTCTCATCTTATTGTGCCAGGCAATTCTCTGACTGAGTGACGTAGAGCGTCACATTTTAGTCCAGCAATCTTCTGACTGAGTGACGTAAATTGTCACATTGTGACGTAGAGCGTCACTTTGTGACGTAAATTGTCACCAACAAAAAACACAGGCACAAAAAATTTCCCATAGGTACTTCTCCCCATGGCGTTTGAGCTTGCACGCAGAGGTTAAAACCCGGAATATAGATGGCTGTCGATAGTTTTCGACACAGTTAACTGGATTAATGGACGCAAAGGAGCCGCGCAATGGAACAGCA